CGTAGATATATCAGGTTCTACAAAAACAAAAATACAAGAGAAGATTAGAGAACCTATCAATAGATTGGTAAAGTATAAATTTCAAAAAATGTTTTTGGAAGATAAATTATATGCTGCTCTTCCTAATCTTAATAGTTGGTTATTAACTAACTTCAATCAGTTAAATCATTATGCAGAGAAAACAAATGAGTGAAACACTAACACAATTCGGGACATCATTTCAGTCTAAGATTATTGCTTCGTTGTTACGAGACGTTAAGTTTATTCAGACGATTAATGATATTTTGAATCCTGATATGTTTGATTCAGACTCTAATAAATGGTTAGTAAATAGTATACGTGATTATTACACTCAGTATAAAAAACAACCTACACTCGAAGTAATCAAATACAAAGTTGATGAAATAGAAAACGATGTTTTGAAGAGTGGGGTTGTTGATAAACTTAGAGAAGTATGGAAGAATATCGAGGCTACTGATTTAGAGTTTGTACAATCTCAAACACTTGATTTTTGTAAGAATCAATCACTCAAGAATGCTATATTAGAATCAGTTGATTTGTTAGAAAACAAAGATTATGATGGTATAAAATCAATAATAGATGAAGCTATGAAAGCAGGTTCTGAAAGAGATTTAGGTCAAGATTATATCACATCACTAGATTTAAGATTAGAAGCTTCTGCTAGATTAACAACACCTACTCCTTGGGATGTCATTAATGAGATTATGGACGGAGGACTAGGTTCAGGTGAGTTGGGTGTCATAGTAGCTCCCGCTGGTATAGGTAAATCTTGGACACTACAAGCTCTAGGAGCAGGAGCTTTGAAATCAGACAAAACGGTTGTTCATTACACACTTGAGTTGAATGAAAATTATGTAGGTCTAAGATATGATAGTATCTTTACAGGTGTAACTACAGCTAATATCAAGTACTACAAAGATGATGTCAAATCAAAAATAGAAAATCTTCCTGGTAGACTTTTAATCAAATACTTTCCTACAAAGGCAGCTTCTGTACAGACATTAGGAGCTCACTTGAAACAAATCGAGTTGAGTGGTATCAAACCAGATGTTGTTCTTGTAGACTATGCTGATATTTTAATGCCGACAGGTAACTTCAGAGAGAAGAGACATGCTATAGGAAACATCTATGAAGATTTGAGAGGACTAGCTGGTGAGTTAGAAGTTCCTATCTGGACTGCTTCACAAGCTAATCGTTCTGCTCTTGAAGAAGATGTGATTGGTGCTGATAAAGTAGCTGAAGATTATAGTAAAGTTATGACTGCTGATTTTGTAATGAGTATGAGTAGAAAAGTAGAAGACAAGATTGCCAACACTGGTAGATTTCACGTAATTAAAAACAGATTTGGTATTGATGGTGTAACTTATCCGTCTACAATAAATACAAATATAGGTCAAGTACAAATCTTCGAGGGTAGTAGCCAGTTTGGTAAAGATGCACAAAGTAAGATGAATAATAGTGAAGAGTTTTTAAGAAAAGAATTAGCAAACAAATACAAGGATATGGGAAAAAAAGTTGACGGTTTTGAATAAATCGTGAATATACTTTCGTATATATTATACTTATATTTGTTACGAGAATAAGATTACAACAGGAGTTAGTTAGATGGAAAAATTTAAGTTATCCGAAAAGTTTATAGATAAATACAAAAGAAAAAGACCCCCGTTCGGGTTCAACGGTCTTGGTGAATTAGTGTATATGAGAACATATTCTCGTATTAAAGATAACGGAAAAAATGAAAGATGGTGGGAAACCATTCAACGTGTAGTTGAGGGAACCTACACAATGCAAAAGAATTGGATTGAATCTCATCAGTTAGGTTGGAATGCTTGGCAAGCTCAAAAGTCTGCACAAGAGATGTATGAGAGAATGTTCAATATGAAGTTTTTACCTCCTGGACGTGGTCTATGGGCTATGGGTACACCTATTACTGAAGAAAAGGGATTATATGCAGCTCTGAATAATTGTGCCTTTGTATCAACAAAAACAATCAAAGAAGATTACTCAAAACCATTTTGTTTCTTGATGGATGCTTCTATGTTAGGTGTCGGTGTAGGATTCGATACAAAAGGAGCAGGTGAGATTATAGTCAAGGGTGTTAACAAAGATAGAAATGAAGAAGTCTTTGAGATACCTGATACTAGAGAAGGTTGGGTTGAATCACTTAGATTGTTATTAGAAAGTTATTTTCACGGTACAGCTCCTGTTGAGTTTGATTATAGTAAAATTAGACCAGCGGGTGTACCGATAAAAGGTTTCGGTGGTATGAGTTCTGGTCCTGAACCCTTGATGGAAGTTCATCAGGATATTATAAATGTGTTGGATAAAAATAAAGGTGAACCAATCACAATCACAACCATTGTAGATATTATGAATTTAATCGGAAAGTGTGTTGTAGCAGGTAATGTTAGAAGAACAGCTGAGATTGTGTTTGGAGACCCACACAATGAAGAGTATTTAGATTTAAAAAATTATGAAGTAAATCCACATAGAGACCAATATGGTTGGACAAGTAACAATAGTATATTTGCTGAGTTAGGAATGGACTATACAGAGGTTTGTAAACGTATTACTGATAACGGTGAACCTGGTTTTGCCTGGTTAGATAATATGAGAAAGTATTCTCGTATGAAGAATGGAGGAGACAATAAAGACCACAGAGTAATGGGAGGTAATCCTTGTCTTGAACAATCACTTGAATCATACGAGTTATGTTGTTTAGTAGAAACGTTTCCTAGTAATCACGATTCATTAGAAGATTATCAGAGAACACTAAAGTATGCTTATCTGTATGCCAAGACCGTAACTTTAGGTAAAACACATTGGTCAGATACAAACAGAGTGATGTTAAGAAACAGAAGAATTGGATGTAGTGTAAGTGGTGTTGCTCAGTTTATAACAAACAAAGGATTAAATGAATTACAAAACTGGTTAGAAACTGGATATGATACTATACAAGATTGGGATAAAAAATATTCAGATTGGTTTGCTGTACCACGTTCAATCAAAACAACATCAGTCAAACCTAGTGGAACGGTATCACTATTAGTAGGAGCTACACCAGGGATGCATTATCCTGAATCAAGATTTTATATTCGTAGAATGAGGTTATCTAAACATTCTGAGTTATTAGAACCATTAAAGAAAGCAGGATATAAATTAGAACCTGCTTTTGGTTCAGAGGATTCTACGATGGTTGTCGAAGTACCTGTAGATGTAGGAGAGGGAATAAGAACTGCGGCTGAACTATCAATCTGGGAACAATTCAGTTTAGCCGCATTCTTACAAAGACATTGGGCAGACAATCAAGTTAGTTGTACAGCTACGTTCGACCCTGAGAAAGAGGCCGACCAGTTACCTGCTGTCCTAAATTATTTTCAATACAGATTAAAAGGTATATCATTATTACCAAGACACGATTATGGAGCTTACAAACAAATGCCATACGAAGCTATCGATGAAGATGAATACAATAAACAAGTTAAAAAGTTAGGTAAACTTAGTTTTGTTGGTGTTGAAGGTGAGGAAGCTGAAATCGACAAGTTCTGTAATAATGACGCTTGTGAAGTTCCGGGAGAAAATATAAAAACCACTTGACAAGTATACTGATTTGTTCGTATATTCTAACATAATAAATTGAGGTTTTACAATCTAAATGTATCAAGGCATCTATTACGATAGAAGAGTCAATAAAATGCATATTTGGGACGATAAGTTTGGACATCAAACATTTCGTTACAAAAAGTATGCCTACACAAAACATAGAGCAGGAAACTTTGTCTCGTTATATGGTGATAAATTAAAAAGAATAACAGAATGGGAAAAAGGACAACCTGATTTGTTTGAGTCGGATGTCAATCCTGAGATTCGTGTATTAGTAGATAATTATACTGATTCAGACGAACCTTCAGAGGGACATAGAACGATGATATTTGATATTGAGGTAGAGGTTACAGATGGATTTCCTAATATCAACACAGCTGAAAACGTAATCACTTCGATAGCTTTCAATGACCCTGTAACAAACGAATACTTCTGTTATGTATTGGACCCACACAATAAACTTAATACAAAGAATACAAGTGATACTATCGTACAATTCAAAGACGAGTTTGATTTATTAAATGCTTTCTTCAAAAAATATTTAGAAATACAACCCACAATATTGACAGGTTGGAATGTTGAGTTCTTTGATGTTCCTTATCTCTATAATCGAGCTCAAAGAATAGTTGGTAGACAGATAGCTGATGTGTTGTCTCCGATAGGTATCGTTGAGTGGAGTGATTTTGCTAATAGATACAAAATAGCTGGTGTCAGTATTTTAGATTACTTAACATTATATAAAAAGTTTACATTCAGTCAACAACCTTCATACAGATTAGATGCTATAGGAGAATATGAAGTAGGTGAAAAGAAAGTCGAGTATGAAGGAACTTTGAATGATTTATATGAAAATGACTTAGATAAGTTTGTTGAGTATAACTTACAAGACGTAAAACTTGTGAAAAAGATAGATGAAAAACTAGACTTTATAGAGATTGCACGTGGTCTAGCTCATCTAGGACATTGTCCGTATGAAGATGTATTTATGTCCTCAAGATACTTAGAAGGAGCTATATTAGTTTATCTACGTAAACAAGAGATTGTTGCTCCTAATAAACCTACAAAGGGTATAAATAAATCGGAGAAGTTTGAAGGAGCTTATGTACAAGACCCTCAGAAAGGTAAACACGATTGGGTTTATGACTTAGATATTACCTCGATGTATCCGTCTTGTATTATGTCTCTAAACATATCTCCTGAAACTAAGTTAGGAAAGATAGAAGGTTGGAATCCTGAAGAGTTTATTGATAAAAAGAATAAAAAAACATATTCACTAACGCGTGATGGTAATTTGATTAATCGTTATACTGAAACAGAACTAAAAAATATGCTCGACAATGAACAGATAGGTGTTGCAACAAATGGTGTTATGTACAGAACAGATAAAAACGGATTACTTCCTGCCTTATTGAGAAAATGGTTTGATGAGAGAGTCGAGTATAGAAAGTTATCTAAAAAACTACACGAAGAAGGTGATAAGGAAAAGTCAGATTACTTTGACAGAAGACAACACCTACAAAAAATTGTATTGAATAGTTTGTATGGTGTTTTAGGACTTCCTGCTTTCAGATTCTATGACCTAGACAATGCTGAGGCTGTTACAAGTACAGGTCAATCTTTGATTAAGTTTACTCGTAAGATTGGTAATGCTTACTACAACAAAGAACTTGGTGATACTAAAGATTATTGTATCTATATTGATACAGACTCAGTATTCTACTCTGCTCTTCCTTTAGTTGAAAAAAGGTATCCTGATGTCAACACACGAGATGAAGATGTAATGTCAAAAACTATTCTTAATATAGCTAGTGAGGTACAAGATTATCTAAACAAAGGATATGACTTCTTTGGTAAAAGATTTTGTAACTTAGATAAACATAGATTTGATATTAAACAAGAGGTTATTGCTAAGAGTGGATTGTTCGTTACGAAAAAACGATATGGTATGAAAATCATAAACGATAATGGTAAAAAAGTTGATAAGTTGTTAGTGAAGGGTTTAGATACGGTTAGGAGTAGTTTTCCGATAGCTATGAGAACTATGTTATCAAAGTTACTAGAAGATATTTTGATGAGTGTTCCTAAAACAGAGTTAGATAAATTTATTATCAACTTCAAAGATAGTATGAAACTTATGGACTTCAACAAGATTGCTATTCCTATTGGTGTGAAGGGAATAGGAAAGTATCACAAACCTGACGGAGTTGTTTTTCAATCACATAGATTAGGAACTCCTGTACACGTTAAGAGTGCTATATATTATAATGACTTTCTAAAACATTTCAATATATCAAAACAATATTCACCAATAACAAATGGTGATAAAATCAAATGGGTCTATCTAAAACAAAATCCTTTAAATATCGATACAATAGCTTACAAAGGATATGAAGACCCTCCTGAGGTATTAAAATACATCAGAACTTACATTGATGCTACAAAACTATATGACAAAGCTTTACATAAAAAAATTATGATGTTGTATGAGGCTCTTGGTTGGACTAAACCTACTGATGCCTCTAAGACATTGGAAAGATTTTTTTGATTTTCAACAAACTCGTATATATGTATATATGGTTATAAATTCAAGGAGAAAACATGGATAAAAATAGTTTAGTCCGTTTCATAAACAAATACTACTTAGACGGTGTAGGTAATGCTGTCGTTCTAAATAGTAACTCAGAAAAACAACAACTAATGACTAAGAGTGTTTCAGAAGGAAACTCGATGTTAGCTTTAGTCAAGATGACTGATTGGAAACCTGATTTCGATGATTCGATTTTAGGTGTCTACTCAACTGATTCTTTACTCAGTATGATAAAAGTATTAGATAATGATGTGAAGATTTCAGTATTAAAGTCAGATGAGAAGGCTCTAGCTCTCAAGTTTAATGACTCAAATACTTCAGTAAATTATATGCTGTCAGACCCTTCTATCATTAATGAACCTCCTAATCTAAAAAACATTCCTGAGTTTGAATTGAATGTGAATATTACAGAGTATCTCAGAAAGACATTTTTAGCTGGTAAAGGTGCTCTTCCTGAAGTTACTAAGTTTTCTGTCGTAACAGATGGTACAAGTGCTAAATTAGTTCTTGGATTCTCAGCCTCAACTAACACAAACAGAATAACTATTCCAGTTGAAACAACACAATCAGCTCATATGGAGACTATGTCATTTAATGCTGAACATTTCGCTTCTATATTAAAAGCTAATGAAGAGTGTGAAACTGGTACTATGGAAGTCAGTAGTGATGGTTTGATTAAGATGTCATTCAAAGTTGATAACTACGAAAGTCAGTATTGGTTAGTTGCTACTCAGGATGTTGATTAATGTCAAACACTTTGTGGGTAGAAAAGTATCGTCCTAGCACGTTAGAGAACTATATAGGAAACGAACATCTTACATCTAAGGTAAAACATTACTTAGAGACTGGTGATTTACCTCACTTACTTTTGTTTGGTAAAGCTGGTACTGGTAAAACAACACTAGCTAAGATTCTTGTTAAGAATATAGAATGTGATTATCTCTATATAAATGCCTCAGATGAGAACAATGTTGAAACGGTCAGAACAAAAGTAAAAGAGTTTGCCTCTACAATCGGTTTCAAAGATATGAAAGTGATTATCTTAGATGAGTGTGATTACATTACTCCGAATGCTCAGGCCGCTCTTCGTAATCTTATGGAAACATTCTCTAAACATTGTAGATTTATCTTGACTTGTAATTTTGTTGAGAGAATCATAGACCCGATACAAAGTCGTTGTCAATCATTTCAAATTATACCTCCATCGAAAAGTGATGTAGCTAAACATCTACATAATATATTGATAAAAGAAAACGTAATCGATACGATGGAGGATATTAAAGTTTTAATTGATAGTAGTTATCCCGACATTCGTAGAGTTATCAACTCAGCTCAAAGAAATGTTGTGAATGGTAAATTAAAGTTAGATACTTCAAGTATTATTCAAAATGACTACAAGTTAAAACTTTTAAAAATACTAAAGACACAAGATGGAAAAACAGCTTTTACTGAGATTCGTCAACTATTAGCTGACAATAAGATTACAGACTTTGCAGATTTGTTTAGATTATTGTATGATGAAGTTGATGGATATGGTAAAGGTCACATAGCAGAATGTATTTTGATTATAGCAAGATACGAACTTTCAGATAGTCAAGTAGTTGATAAAGAAATCAACGCTATGGCTATGATTATAGAATTATTAGGAGTCATTAAATGAGTATGCATCCAATGAGAAAACCGAAACCACAACAAGCTCAAGTCAAGGTTGATTTGAGAGAAGCAGATACAATTAAGTGTGAACATTGTGATAATTATCTGTTCATAGCTTCTACTATTCTTAAACGATTATCTGCTTTAGTATCACCTACAGGAGAGGAAGCAATCATTCCTATCGATGTATATAGTTGTGGAAATTGTGGACAAGTACCTAAAGATATGTTAAAAGGTTCAGGATTAGAACAATCTGATGTCAAAACAAGCTAAGTATTCAGAAGCCGGAAAGGGAGATTCTAATAGAGTCTCGAATATAAAAAAGTATGAAGAAAACTACGAAAAAATCTTTAATAAAAAAGAAAGGTCTGTTCGACCACATCAATCAAATAAAAAAGGTTCAAAATCCTAAGTATTGGGAAACACTTACAGAAGAAGATAAAAAGTCCTGGTCAAACTATATGATTCATAGATTTCTGTCTATGAATATGAATGTAATCGACCTAGTAAATGAATTACAAAAATATAACTTAAAACCTCAAGACTTATACAAGTTATACACAAACATCTTACCTAAAGATAATAGATTTTATAAATATGTTAAAGGGAGAAGTGAAATGGCACATCCAAATTGGTTAGTAAATATTGTTACTAATCACGAAGAAGTTAGTAAAAAAGAAGCAATCGAGATGATTGATATGTATTACCTCACCGAGGGAGGAATGTTAGAGTTAGGTCAATTAGCTCAGAAATGGGGAATTGAACCTAAGAGAATAGAAGAAGCAGGACTGAATGTATTGGGTTCTTCTGATGGGTATACAGCAGGAAATGGTTAAAAAACACTTGACACGTATAGTAAATTATTCGTATATTCAGGTATGTAAATTAGGAGAAATATGACAAATATAATTAAGGATAGTCCTCGTTCAGATGAAGATTACAATGTTGTAGAACAAATGGAAAAAGAGTGGCCCGAGATGACTTCAGAGTTCAAGAAGATTCAACGAGAACAATATGAATTATTCCTACATAAACAACACGATTATGGTCCAGGTAATATATCAGTTGGAACAATGTTACAAACACCTGAGGAAATCAAATTATCTCTTACAGGTCTTTGGTTCAGAATGAATGATAAGTTACAACGAGTAAAAACTTTATTGATGACAGGTAGAGAATCAGCTGTAAAAGATGAACCATTAGAAGATGCGTATCTTGATGTAAGTAACTATGGTATTATGGCTACAATAGTGGGACGAGGTAAGTGGGGTAAATGAAGTTTCCGTTAGTACAATTATATGTTTTAAACAGAAGTAAACCTATTGTAGAAGTAACAGGTATACCTGACCCTGTACAATGGGACTATTGTGATTTAGAAGGACTACCTCCTGAAAGAGAACCCGGAACGATTAGTATGGTTAATCACGGTAAGATACCTAGAGGACAACGTGAAAATCTACCTAAAACATTTACTGCTACGAACGGAGCTGAGTATCTCATAGAGAATATACATTCATTAAGGTCAAATAAATGAAAAAAACATTTAACAAAACATCAAGAGAACATTGGGGCGTAAAGGTAGGAGATGAGTTTGAGTTGTCAGTTCCTCATACTATTCCTGGTCAAAAACCTATACCCATAGGAACAAAAGTAGTCGTTGAAGGTATCTCACACTTTCCTACAATGTATATCGTATCTGATGGTCAAAATCAATTTAGTGTAGCAGTTCATAGTGTAAAGAAAATCAAATGAAAAGAATAAGTTATAGTCAATATAGTCAATGGGACTCT